TTATATGGTTCTCTGCCTTGGCTTTTAAAGAACGTTCATCCATGGCAATAGCTTTGAATCGAAAGGTACGTCTGGCTTGCTTAGACTCTAGTAGATTGAGTTTACCACGTACCAATTCATTGCCTATGTTACGAAACTTAGCCGGATAGGTAAACCCTTCCACCTCGGTAAGATATTTAAATTTATTGTTGTTCGATCTGTTATGATAGATATCCCAACATAGTGCATCCTTCTTTATTTCCTCTGTAAACTGTGATGCTGCTGACATAATAATATTGCGGGCCTTTTCTTTTACCCATAAATCATTTTTTCCTTCTTCTGATATAAATTGTTTTGGTAGTATCATAGTATTATTTTTTAGACTGCTGTTCCATATTTAATTTGATTATTATTCTCTCTGTAACCTCCGAAATCATCTTCTTCCTCATCGCCTTCTGAATATACTTCTATATCTTCATCTTCAACAAGACTAACAATATTATAGGCAGTGGAAATAGTGATATCACAGTTATATCCTTTCTGACGTTTAAACTTACCCCATGCTTCCAGGATAGCTAAATCATATGTCTCTTCAATAAGTCGATAGTCATCTCTTTTCATCTCATCACGAAGCATATTAAGTGCATGAGGAACAAAGGACTGTTCAATACCATATTTCTGATTTGCCTTACCATCTTGTACATGTTGTGCAATAACCATACTAGGACGTTCTTTAAGTAAGAACTCATATCCTTTCCGTTTGTAGTAATCAAAGATAAGTATATTCGAATATTCAATAGTATTTAATGCATCTCCATAATATACACAGAGTTTAATAGAATCTTCAAAAAACTTATAAGAACCACCATCTTCTTCTGATGGACGTTCAGTAACCCGGGCTACGAAATGTCTACGTGTATGGTTTATATCAAGTGTACCTTTAAAGATAGTACAACTACCCTGTGAGAATGAAGTATTACTCTCATCCTTATCATAACTATCGGTAGCGGCATTATATAGATTTATCCATACCTTACCATTGGCATCACAGTCTGGGCGTTGGGTAATAAAGAACTGTCCTTCCTCATCAGGAATACATTCAACACCCTTTCCCCAGTCTTTAGAGTCATACCATTCAAGACGTGCCTGGAAAGTGATCTGTTGTTCTTTCTCAATAAGTATCTGACGTTTCTTATCATTGATCTTCATAAGGGCTGTCTCACCAAAGAATCCACCACTGGTCATCATAAACATCTGTGATAGATAAAATGGACGTTGTGATACATCGATATGTCGTGCTGTAGAAGTTAATTGAGCCCACTCATCCATGATATAAGCCTTACTTTCCTCTATCATAGAGTTACCATCTTCGTCAATAATTTGAAACTCGTAGGATGGAACAAATGCTGCTACTTTACCAGTAACAGATATTGAATTTTCTTCCCATATATTCTCAAATTCCAACAGATTATAATTACCCGGATGGTATGCCATCTTCTCCACATCAGCTACCGACTCATCAAGACTTCCAGAGGTACCAATGAAAATCTGATAACCGGTCTTTACACCTTCTGCCTTTAGGGATGGAGCAACATAACGGGATGTCTCAATCAGTGTACCTTTCTTCCATTTACCTATTTCTTCATAGAGTACCATAAAAGGTGTTAAACGTGATACTGCTTGTGTGTTGTCCATGGCAGTGATCGCATAGACTTCAGAACCATATCCCTTCCATAGCATCCTCTTCTCACCTGTCTCCTCATTAATCCATTCTTCCTTATAAGATGCCTTGATATAATCAGCACGATCGGGAGAACGTCTCTTATAGAATTCTGATTCACCAAGGTTATTAAGACCACGGATAACATTCTCCATGGTATGTTCCGCATACTGTCCCATACCAGCAACTACCACACTCTGGGATCCTGCTATAAAGATAAAATTATATCCCAGGTTAGATGCAGAAAATTCCGAGAACCCTTTTTGTCTGGATTTCGGAAACATTAGATCTTTTGCATTCATGAACATCATCTCAATGCACATGGCCTTAAAATAGTCAAGAGATGTGAACTTCGGGTTACGATTACCCTTTCTATCCACACCATCGAGTTTAGCATATATAATCCAAAAGTTTAGATAGAAATAAAGTCGTCCGGGTATCCATATTGAATGACCTCTCCTTGTCGCCTTAGGAACTATATAACCCATGATACAACGTTGGTACTGTTCTATCCACCATGCATCATATTCAGGACTATCACGATCAGGAAGTGCTTCCTGTGGATTATAGATTACAGGAGAGAAACGTTTAGTATTTGTAAAGTCTCTAGTAAGACACATGGTATCATAATCCGGAACAAGTAATTTGTCTGAATCAAGAATATCGGGAAGATATGTAAGTTTAATCTCTGCCATAAAATATTTATTTCATTGCAATAATTTTTGCTGATAATCGATCCTTATTTTGTTGTTCGGTAAGATTATATTCTATCTGATCCCTAGCATTGACGACACTAGATTTGTTATACCTAAAATTAATCAATTTATCTCCTTTGTCTGTTTTTCCTAATTTACCATTTGGATATTGTAATTGGGTTTGTTTTCCAGAAATATTATCAAAATAGGATTGTGGTATCTGATCAATAGGAATATCTAATCCATTACGATTACGCATATCACGTGTAGTATTATATAATTCCTGGTTGATATCCTGTTGGGTACTTCCCGGAAGAACATTTATCTTTCCTGTATAGATAGGAAGTTCGTTATTTAGTAAACTCTCACGAGGTACTTTAATAGGATATGGAGTAGGAACAGGAATGATAGAAGGAACATTTCCATTTTCTTTATCAATGATATTCTTTATATAGTTATGTACTGGTCCAACAATCTTGTCAGATGTCTCTTTAAGAAATGAATTGGCATCACTAACATAATCCACACCCTGACCATTAAGATCGGATAATGCTTTATTCAATTGAACAGGATCCTGTAGTATTCTGTCTACTGTTGTTCTGAATTGATTCGTATACTGGTTATCCTTGATACCCCAGAATGGTTTATTGATTATTGGCATGATAGTTTATTTTAATGATTAAAGGGGAACCGAAGTCCCCCTATTTAAAATCTATGATTAACACCCTTTTCCACCACCTTTTTTGGTAGGTTTTTTTACTTTACTTTTCATGATAAGTAATTTTTATTGTGAATACTAAAACTATTTACGAATTAAAAACATAACTACTGCACCGGTCCCAGCACTGATATAATTACCAACCTTATTCCATAGAGTAGGTTTTAATTTCTGAGAGTTCTTGATAAGTAATACTATATCCGTACTGTCACTTTTATGTATGGCATCCTTACGAATTATCTGTCCATCCTTTATAGTAATAATATCTTTCTGATTTGTTACTATTACTTTCAGGTCAAGTATCGATTTACCCATGCTGTCTGTTACTGCCAGGCATTTCTGTATGATAGGTTCACAAGGAGACTCATGAGTGATAGAATTATTGTTTGCAGTATCTTTTCTATTCTTTATTATTTCCTTGTTTAAATCGTTTCTAAGCGACTTAATATCCTTATCCCTCTTATCTACCGCAACAGTCTTATCGGTGTCAACAGAGTCCTTCAAATCAATCATGCGTGTCTCATATACCTTAGCAGTAGAATCAACTTTATGATTTATCAACTGATTAGACTTTACCTTTGTAATTAATTCTTCTGATTGTTTTTGCGTACAACTCTGAAATGAATTACTGAATATGATAATCAGTGCAAGTATACTGGTAATGACATAGATAAGATATTTTTTGATAAAGGTTAGTAGTAGTGTCATACTTGTTTCGTCCCTCCTGTTACATTTGAATCTTTAGAGAATATACTTGCAATAGATCCCAGGAAGATTGCTATAACTCCAAGGGTTTGTCCCAATTCTGTTAGATTAATAACTTTTAAATAAACCATTACCAATCCACCGGTTAATACCGATAATCCAACAATTCCTATTAAGGTTGTTTTCCATGATCTTACATTTGCTTTCATAAATAATTATTTTAATGATTAGACTTCAAATTCTTTAAGTATTGAAACTGTCAATGGCTTTTTATTCATATAGGTAAGCCATGTATTGAATTGTTTTTTTACATTTCTTACTAAACATGCAACAGACCAATTATCAATTTGTATTGAGTCATCTCCTGCACTATGACAATTAGCACCAATTATATCATTGTATTCTTTTCCAGTCTCATCACATTTATGATCTCTATCAGCATCACGAAAATATGGATAACCTTTTACTTGTACATAAGCAGGTTTTCCTTTATGTAGACCTGGCATGTGACTGTCATATACAATTGTATCTGATTTAAGTACTGCACAACCAAGTCTATTATACTCTTCAAAATGTTCTAATCCATATTCACCAGCATTTGATGTTCCACTATTTACCATGATAAATATCGGATAGTCATTCTGGTCTTTACATTCTGAACAGTCAAATGAATACACTTTATCATCAAATTGATTAAAGGCATCCTCTGAACTTCGAATCCAAACATCTAACCTATATTTAGGCCATCCTTTGAACTCAACTAAACTCTTTACTATATCGAGTATTTGTTTGTCTGTATATGATCTTACATTATTCATTTTGCGTTATTTAATATTGTTCTTGTTGCATTACTTAATTGAGTTGTAAATACATCAAATTTATCGAATAATTTACCATGATCTTCTCTATTATTTTTTTGACCATCCATCATTAAAGATTCAAGTTTATTAAAAGATTTTTCGTTTCCATCCTTATGTTCAATTAAATCTTTTTTTATAGATATAATATCTTTTTCATGTTCAACGATTTTAATATTAAAATTAGTCAAGTTTTCAACTAACTTTTTAAGTTCGGATATTTGATTTTTTTGAGTCTCATCATCTTTGGAAAGACCTTCAATACGTACATTGAGAACATTCCAAATTTTAATTAAACCACCTAATAATACTATAGCTCCTATTATCTCCGACCATGTTAATCCTATTCCTAACATAATTTTAATTTTTCACTCTCTTAATAAGAAAGTAGTTAAATTCTATTTATACTGTTTTCAATATTTCCCATTCTTTAAATGAAGTAAACTCAGGACCGGTAGCATCTGATGGAAAGTCTTTCTTCAGAACAGTAGTAAACTTATACTTTTTGGTAACTTCCGTATCGAGTAAAGTTTTCAAGTCATCAATGTTTTTGGTATGTGTCTTAAATAATTCACTGTACTTCCCTTTAAGAATAGTTATTTCATTTATGTAAGGATCGTACTTAGGGTTTGATTCCCCTTTCTCGTTCGTTTTAAGAGGATATTCATACCCCTGTGGACTAATTGTACCATAACGTGAAATAACATCCTCAAACTCCTTATTATAGGCATCAAGTTCTTTATTGATGGTTTCTGACATCCCAATGATTCGTAGACATTCAGACTCGATAAGTTTACAGTTATCAAATACGATAAGTTTGAAATCTACATCTCCCTTTGGATTGTTGATAATAGATTTACCTGAATTGAAAAGATTTACTAATTGTATAGTTTTCATAAGTTTATTTTATTATTCGACAATAATGCCGTCTTTAAATTTATCGAGAGTAAGTAAATAATTCTGTGCATTCAATAGAGTATCTCCTGAAGTAAAATACTGTGAGAATAACAATACAGGTTCTACGGCAGGAGTAACAACATTTCCTGGATTTATAAACCCTGGTTGAGTATTATTATCACTGACATAGAAACTATCGGTCAACATTGGATTCTGTCCGGATTCTTTCGTTGCCTTGTTTAGATACGTTTTTACGACCATATTAGCTGTTTTACGCTCATAGTCTAAATTAATACTTGTTATTACTGCATAGGCAGGT